TCAAATCTGGGATCCAAGATCTCATTGGCTACCAGAACAATCCAATGGAATTTGGGATTGTTGTAGAACTTGTCGGCCACAATCTCTGGTGTCTCACCATCACGCACATCATAGGGATCGTATAAGCTGGTATTGCTAAGATTACTGTCCAGGGCTCTGACTCTGCGAAAGATGTCGGTCATGGGGAAGCTGGTGATGCCTCCGTCCAGACTAAAGTTAATAACTGGAAATGCTGCAAAGTAACTCATTTTAGTATCCTAGGTTAATACGTTCTTTGGTGAGAACTTCGAGTTCCACGAACTTCAAACTTATATTTATTTCGGTAGGATAACCGTCGTTGAAGCTACCCCACTGCTGTCCGCCATAGTCCACTGTCATGTTTTCCAGCACGCAGGTGCTGATGTTGAACAGAGTTGGATTGGGCACATTGTTGTAGTAGTAGACAATGTTAAATTCCGATGGATAGATGTAGAACAGGCCGCCGGCACTCAATTCAGGATGCATGTGGAATTTAAATCTGTTGATGATACGCCAGACATTTTCCGATTCGGCACCCGAGCGTGGTAAAAACTTGTAGTCAAATTTAAAGGTTCGGGTATCCACGCTCTGAAAGATTTGTTCGCGGAATGGATTGAGCGCAGTACCTGTACCTATGCTGGCTGCTGCCTTGGCATCAAATTCCGAGGCTCCTATGGCATTGGCAATACCCGACGGTATCTGAGCAGCGTTCAACAGCATGGCTCGAGCAGCTTCGGCACCCAGAGCCGACTGTGCTGTATCAGCGAAACTCTGACCGCCGGCTACTGCGGCTGCCAGGCCGCCAGCCAGGGTACCCATGTCCTTGGCCTGATAGTTTACACCATAGGTTACACTGGGTTTTTCCTGTACTGCCAGCATGATGGCATCGGATATACGGAATGTCTTGTCGGATTCAAAGTAGTTGGCAACCTTGCCGCCAGCCTGATAGCCAGCATAGGCAGCAGCTGCTGTGGCTCCTACTGTGCCAACAACCTTCACAGCATTGGGAGCATTCTGGCCTGCAGTAGCAAAAAATTTGGTGGCAGCACTATAACCGAGCTTGCCGCCAACTACTGCGGTGCCAACTGTCAGTCCTGTCTTGATTACTGTATCCAGAGCTTCGCGATTGATGCTCTGCTCGTCGGTACGATTGACTTCTACGCTCTTATAGTTGGCCTTGTATTTACTCTTGCCACGAATATTGATGAAGAATCCCATGTAGTGACGCATGTCTGGAGAGTTGGCAACATTCTTGGGATATCTTAGCTGTTCTACATTGTACTTGATGCCTGGTGCTGTTCCGCCACTGGCGCCAAAGGTGGTTGGATTGGCATCAGCATTGGTTATGGGCAAGGGCGATTCGCTCTTGTCCTCACTCAAAGGAAAGCCGGCGCCGCCTGTGGTCGTTCTTACTGGTGTATCTGCCATAAATAGTTGATCCTATTAGGTGAATCTATGTACGCTCGTCAAACATATAAAGGTCGCTACCGTGTCCACAATCCCAGTAAATACGCTGGAGATTCAACACAGGTTGTATATCGCAGTCTCTGGGAATTAAAGTTCATGAAATGGTGTGACCACAGCTCCTCGGTGCTTGAATGGGGTAGCGAAGAGATTATTATACCTTATTTATCTCCAATTGATCAACGTATTCATCGTTATTTCGTGGATTTCTATATTAAAGTTCAGGACAAGAATGGCAAACAACAACGCTATCTCATAGAAATCAAGCCGTCGAAGTTTACTCAGCCACCAGTTAAACCCAAGCGCATTACTCCACGCTTCATTCAGGAGGTGCAGAGCTGGGGTGTCAATCAGAGCAAATGGAAGAATGCCACAGAATTTTGCGAGAATCGAGGCTGGAAGTTCATGATTCTTACAGAACATGAATTAGGTATCGATAAATAAATCTATGGCCAATCCATTCGATCAACTCAGAGTCAATCCCAGCGATGTGCGTAAAAGCCAGAGCTGGTATCAGGCTCAGGTGTCACAGCTAAGAAACATACCTGGTACTGTAAACGGCATGCTCAAAGGCAAGGCTGAAAACCTGACCAGCAGAATTACGCCTGGCAAGCTCTATCTGTTTCAGTACGATGCCCTGCACAAAGATACCCTGCCTTACTGGGACGCCATGCCTCTGGTGTTTCCGTTTCGTAAATTAACCGATGGATTTCTAGGACTGAATCTGCATTATCTACCCTATGGGCTGCGCTTCAAGCTCATGGGCGCACTCATGGAGTTGACTGTAAATACACCGGGTGCCGATCATTCCATGGTGGCCAGCTATAATATGCTGAACAGCAGCAGCAAGTATACAGGTGTGCAGCCCTGCGTCAAACACTATCTGAATTCACAGCTACGCAGTCGCTTTTTAAACATACCACACGATCAATGGTTGGCTGCGGCCATGATGCCATTGGAACAATTTCAGGGTGCCGGCAAAGAAACTGTCTGGCGTCAATCACGTAAAGCAATCTAAGGAAGAATATGCCATTACCAGGCTATAGATTAATGCCCAAGGCCAAGACAGGGATCAATAACTTTCTAGCAGAGATGAGCCAGCGTAACATGGCCAAGCCAGCTAGATTTGAGGTTGTCATTACTCCTCCACCCTGTCTTACCAACTATAAAGTCAATGAAGCAATAGCCAACAAGTATTCCAATGGCAGATATACTACTCAGCATAGTCTGGGCGCGGCGCTGCCCACTAGGATCAGCCTGTTCTGCAAGGCAGCCAGCATACCTGGATCTAGACTTATTACCAGCCGTCAGCAGATCTTTGGACCACCCAGCTATCATCCCGTGGGTGCAGACTACGGCGGAGAAAGTTTTAGTCTGACCTTCATGTTGGATATGTGGTATACTGTGCGAGAATTTTTCGACATCTGGATGGATGGCATCGTTGACAGAGAGTCTGGAACAGTGCAATATCAGGACAACTATCTGTGTCAGGGCATGACAGTTACTCAGTTAGACGAAGCTGATCGAGCACATTATACCGCAAAATTTGAAGATGCCTATCCTATTGCTGTCAATCCAACACAGTTGGACTATAGCATGGCCAATCAGGTATCAGAAATGACAGTAACATTTACATATCGTCGCTGGAGAAGTATCAGCATGACTACTGCTGAGCGTCCAGCATTTACACGCAGTCAGGCCGAACGCGGTAAACCACCACCCAAGGCGCCAGCAACGCGCAGCAGTTCGGAAAAATTGCGCGGTGTTACCTTTACTGGCGTACAGAGTGGTACAGCCACCGATGATTCGGCTTTTGGAGTAGGACAATTATCTGGATAATTATTAAGGAGATTTGAATGGCATTACCTATATTTGATGCACCCCGTTATACACTGACATTACCCAGCAGTGGAGAGCGCATAGAATACCGACCATTCGTGGTCAAAGAACAGAAGCAGTTGCTGATGGCAACCCAGGCTAGTCTAGAAGAACAGATCATGGCCATCAATCGAATTATTGAGGCCTGTACATTCGGCAAAGTTCGAACTGCCCGATTGCCAGCCTTTGATGTGGAATACATGTTCCTGCAGATCCGAGCTCGCTCGGTCGGCGAAGTAGTTGACATGGTACTGACCTGCGAATGTGAAGCCAAGCAGGATACCAAGTTAGATATTGCTGCAGTTGAAGTCAACAAGCCCGAGGGCCATGTTACAGAGATTGAAGTAGGCAGTGACGTCATGGTGGTAATGCGCTATCCTACCCTGGAAGAACTAGAACTGCTGGGTACTGATCAGTCGGTAGACAGCATCATCAGAGTCATTGCCCGCAGCATAGAAAGCATCTGGCAAGGTGATCAGATGTATGCAACCACAGATTATAGCGAAGCTGAACTCATAGAATTTGTCGAGAATCTAAGCCCTACAGGTCTGGAAAAGATGGAGAACTTTTTTGCTACCATGCCAGTATTGCAGCACATCCTGGAATGGGATTGTGATGCCTGTGGTAAGCACAATGCAGTAAGATTAGAGGGCGTACAGAGTTTTTTCGCCTAATCCTTTCTCATGAAAGTTTGTTCAACTATTATCAGACAAACTTCAACATGATGCAGTATCATAAGTATAGCCTGGCTGAATTGGAAGCTATGTTGCCATGGGAAAGGGAGATTTATATCATGTTATTGGTAAAACATCTGGAAGAAGAAAACCAGAGACTACAACAACAAAAAGGGAGATAACATGGCCGTAGTAAATCCTAAAGAAGACTGGATGCAGAATAAATGGCGTCCTGCCATGGGCTGGATGTATATGATATGCTGTCTGTTTGATTTTGTACTGTTCCCAATCATGTTTACTGCAGTGCAGTTCTGGGAAACCGAAGCAGCCAACGATGCTTTCCGTCAATGGGTTCCGCTTACCCTACAAAATGGCGGATTTTTCCACATCGCCATGGGTGCTGTGCTGGGTGTTGCTGCCTATGGTCGCACCAAAGAAAAGACAGCAGCCATAGAAAACAACGCAACACAAAACGATAAAGAGTAACCTACCATGGCATCTAAAGACAAGCAAACTGGTCTGACCGCAGAAAGTTTAATGAAGGCTCAGCAGCAGATGATTGAGAGTGGTAAGCTCTCGGCTGAACAATTACAAACTGCCAAAGAACAGTTAGCTAGACTCGAGGAATTGGTCGATGCCTATAAGGCAGAAACTGTGGCAACCGAACGCAACACAGAAAAAACCGAAAAGCAGATTGAAACAATTGCTCAGGCCTCAAAAGATGTCAGCACGGTGCGCGATGAGATCAAAAATCTAGCCAAGACCATCGAAGGCAAAGATCCAAAATCTGGTCGCGCACCCTTACCTCAGGTCTGGCGACAGAATGATGATCGACCTGTCATGTCCACTGGTGGCACTGCTCCCATGGAAAATATTGGCAGCAAAGAACGCATACAAAAGATCGGTGGTGTTATACCTGGTATCAATGGTGCACCGCAGGCCAAAAGCGGCGGTGGTAACATCATCAGTGATAAGATATTATCTGACATTGAAAAATCGCGCAGCCCAACCTATGATAAGTTCATGGATCTCATGGTTGGTAAACCCAATACAGGTGGAGGTGGTGCAACTGCTCAGGTAAAACAAGCGCCTAGTCTCAAAGGTGCAACTGCTCAGATCATCAACATTACTGCCAAGTCAGTAAATGTCAAAGGTGCTATTACTGGTGGCGGTGGTGGAACAACTACACCCACGGCTCTGGGCCCAAGCAAGAGTGGTGGGCGTCATAGCATGGCAGAGCCAGCAGCGGCTGCTCCAGTGGCGGCAGCTCCAGCAGAAAGTTCTGGTCCAGGATTGCTGGGTACAGCAGCTGAAGCAGCTCTTGGATATGGATCCAAGGCAGGTGGATTATTGAAGAGTGGAGCAGGAGCTCTGGGACGCGGTGTCATGTCGGGTGCCCGTGCTCTTGGCAGTGGTGCCATGGCAGCAGGTCGGGGCATTATGTCGGGTGCACAGACTCTGGGACAGGGTGCCATGGCAGCAGGTCGGGGCATTGCAGGAGCTGGTCGTACTGCACTGCAGATGGGTGGCCGTGCTCTGGCTACTCCAGTAGGAGCCACACTGGCCGCAGGTGCTGCCATGTATGGTGTTGGTCGTGCTGTAGACTATGGTGCAGGTAAACTGGGTGTTGGTAAAGATGATGAAGGCAAGGATCTGGAGGTCGATACCAAGGCCGACGATGCCAACTGGAATAGAATGAAATGGTATCAGAAAGCCGAGTCAGGCATGGCTCGGGGCATTGAAAAGGTTGGTGGGTTTATTGCACCCAACATGGCCAAACAGGCTCAGGTAGATCGCATCAAGAATGAAACTACAGGCCTGGATACCATAGCAGCCAATGAAGAAAAAAACCGAGCCAGTGCAGCAGCTAAAAAACAGGCCAAAGAAGATCAGGATACCAAGTTTAAGAAGACCAGCATATTCAGCAGTGGTATGTCGGGCATACCTATATCAGATTCGGCCATGTTTGCCGATGTAAACAAGCCCAAGGAAACTGGCATGACTGGTATTCCAGTTAAAAGTTTTGATGCAAAACCTGCGTCTAAATCAGCTCCAGCGCCCAAGCCAGCCCCTAAACCTAAAGTAGAATCCAAGTCTAAGGCAGCGACTTCGGAAAAAGGTGAAGACAAAGTAGCTAAAATTGGCAAACAGACCTTTGAACAGATCTATGGAGCGTCTGAAGAAAAAGGAAAAAAGGCCTATGACAAGGCCATGCAGGCTGCAGTGAAGGCCATGGAAAAAGAAGCGCCAGGACAGGGTTCAAGCAACGATGTACGTCGTTCATTCCTGGACAATGAAATGTATGAGAAATATCGTAGCGACATGGTGTCTGAAATGCGTACCAAGAGATCGGCCGAAGCAACTGCCAAGGCACCACCAACACTGTCTGGCCCTACCGTTGGAGCAGCCAGTGCAGAAAATTCTGAAATTAAATCAGCTCCAGCAGCGCCAGTTATTGTCAATCAACAACCTGCTGGCAGCAATACTGTGAACAATACCACCAACAATATCATGCCACGCGGAGATGTGCGTCCCAACGAAAGCGCCATGGAACGCTATGCCAATAAAAATTCACACTTCCTGTAAAAAAGGGAGCCGAAGCTCCCTTTGCCGAGTAACAACTCAGGCAGGTCAATCGTCGGCTGCTAATTTAGCAAAGTAGCTTAGACTCTCATCATCTTCTTCATCTACAGGTGTGGCCTTGGCCGCTGGTTTAACAGCTGCTGGCTTGCTCACTGGTTGATCCAGATCCGCACTCTCTGCACGTGTCATTGATGCTGCACCAGCATTGAGTACACCTTCTAACTTCTTCTTCAACTCTTCGTAGCTCTTGAAGTTTTTAGCATCCAAGAACTCAGTGAGACTATGCTCCTGACCCCAGACTTGTTCAATTTTTGCATCGTCATCGAACAAAGCACTGGCATCTTCGAACTCTGACTTGTCATAGTTACGATAGCCTTCTACATTGCGAATCTTGAGCTTGAAATTAGCACCCTTCCAGAAGTCGAAAGGGTTCACTGGCTCTTCATCTTCAAACTGCGGTTGCATGACATCTTTGATCTTGTCGAAGATTTTCTTGCCAAACTTGAACAGTTTGACCTTACCTTCATTCTCTGGATGTTTAGGATCGCTGACCACCAGGACGTTACAGATATAACTCAGGCGACGCTTTTGCTTGCGTGCTATCTCCTTGTTGGCCTCGCTGCCGCTGTTCCAGAGCTCGTTGTTTAGTTCGGATACAGGGTCAGGTTTGCCAATTGTAGTCAGGCTGTTCTCAATATACCACTTACCAGTAGGACCTTGGAAGCCATGGTTCCAGACGCGGACCCAAGGAAGTTCTTCTCCTTTGGGTGGAGGAAGGAATCGGATAACTGCATAGCCATTGCCTGACTTGTCTACTTCAGGCTGCCAAAGACGGTCGTCTTCGCGGCTATTTTTTTGTCCTTCGGGATTGGCGATTTTATCGACTTCCTTCATCAGGCTATCGAATCCACCGCGGTTCTTTCTTAAATCGGATAAGCTATTGAATGCCATTTTTATTACTCCTCGTATTTGCGTTGTATGTGATTGGATGCATTATCTAATACTTCTTCATCAAAGTCATGATCTATATCCTCATTTAAGGATGCTTCATTATATATATGCTTACGGTGTTTGTCAATGTTCTTTTCCCACCTATCCACCGTTTTACTGCTTCTGCGTGATTCAGTATCACGCATTTTTTTAAATGTCTTGCCCATTTCTGCTATCTTCTCCACCTATCTTAACATAGGGCCAGCGCAGTACACGTTCCTGCATCCTGGCCTGTGCTACTCCAATTTTAATGGCAAACTGCTGCGTCTCTTTTAAATTGTAGCTCAGACTGTCGAACATTTTAGCTAGCACCTGAATGTCATTGTTTAGTCTGTCTATTTCTTCTTCCAGAGTCTGCAGTCGTTGTTCACGAACTTCAGAGTCTAAATCAAGCTGCTTGGATTTTGTCGTCATAGATTTTTCGATATTTTTCCTGGTCTTGTATACGCAGGAAGGGTTGATACTTCTTAATAAGCATGCTGGTTTCAGGCCAGAGCATGGTGCCAGCTAATTTATCATCGAATTTTTCTACAAATCCAACCAACTGATTTAAAATAACCAGAGTCTCGATACTGCAACGATGCCCCAGATACTCCTTCAATAAGATGGGATGACGTCCTGTATCACATTCGAACCAGTCCGTACCTGCTGCATTAAGGTTGTCCAGATCACAGCTAAACTGATAGCGCATACTTTCAATTCTGCGTTTCCAGTCCTGATATTCACGAGATGCTTCATGATCAAATACTCCGCCATAGTTGTTGCCAGCAACAAAATTGGCAACCATGAAGTCACAGATCTCAGCATCGCCATAGGTCTTGACCAACCGCTGAAAATTCCAGGCCTTGCCCGAGCCAACATAACCAGTATGACTGGCTCGGATCTTGCCCTTTTGTTCAATTACATTGTACTTCTCAGTTTGGAAATGCGCCTTCAAAGCCAGATACATTTTATAGGCTTCATAATCAGTCATGGGTGTCATATAGGTAGTCGGGCTGTACGTCTCATCAGGTTAGCTTCTTCGGCCTCTGTGCGTATCTTTTCTTTCAATACTTTGTTGATCAGAGGTGCCACTGCTTCAATGTCTATGTCCTTCTCAGTACAATAATTTATAATTGTATCCATGCATGACAACTTTGTCAATTGGGCCTGCGCCTGAATCCAGATACTGAATTCATTGGCGCTGGCAAACTCTCGAGTAATGACATACTCATTGGTCAGATATTCAGTCTGACCGTCAATGGTTTTGTCAACCTTGACATTACCATTTCTGTCTGTCATTACCAGACCCACTACGCTGTTGCTGCGGATCTTGTCGTTAATTCCACTCATGTACCAGTCCTTGCCTGCGGAATGTTACCAGTGAATCCCTGTTGTGCAAATCCTGCCTGTGGTTGTGGTGGAGGTGCTGGTTGCTGCCACTGAGCTACTGACATTAGATCGCAGACATATTCATAGGTGCCGACGTGCACAGTACGTGTCCAGGGTGCCAGGAATACCTGTCCACCAATCTGTCTCCAGCGCTTGCAGAAGGTAAAGTCTTCTGATGTATAGGCACGTGTAGCCTCATCGATGCTGACATCAAAGAAGGCATGAGCCTCACGATGTGCATCTGCAGTACGTGTCATGGTCTTAGGATCCATGGTTTCAGATCCACCAGAAATAATCTTCAAGTCTGGTAACTTGGCAGCCATTTCTTCGAATACACGACGATTGATCAACATCATACCAGTAGCGATACTTTCTACTTCAACTGGCTCATTAATGTTAAAACTCAACTGATCGCCAATTGGTTTAAAAGTAGACTCGGCTACAACTGCATTGATGGTGGTTGCTGGAATCTCTGGACGATTCTGTACTACATTCTTAACTGCATCCCAGTTGATCTTCTTCTTGGCATACTGTCCGCCAATGATGTCCTTGTCAGCCTGAATCATGCGAATCACATCGTCGGCATCAAAGCCTAAGTCAGCATCAATAAACATCATGTGAGTAGCTGGCGAACGCAGAAATCCTTCGACCAGAATATTACGAGCCTTGGTAATCAAACTTTCATTGGCCGCGACTTCGAACATGGCAGGGATACCGGCCTGTCCTAGCTTGGTCAGCAAATTGATTAAACTAATCATGTACATGTAATTGCAGGAACCACCGAACATCGGTGTG